CATGTCATACTGAGACTTTTCTCCGAGATACCAAGTTTGTGTGAAAAAATGATTATTTTTTATTGTTTGATTTTTTACTGCTTCAATCACTTCCTCGAGTTTTTGAGAAATTTCTGGTAGATCTTCCGGTCTACCGTTGCGAATAAAGAAAGATCTTTCCTTTTGAATAAATTCGCAAGCTGATTTAAATCTTTCAATCGGATCTCTTCTTATTGCAATTTTAAATGAGTTTTTTCTGAATGGCAGATTAAATCCATCTGCTTCTTCTGTGACTCTTCGATATCGGTAATTATAATTACCGGTCACATGTCCCATGTGCTCCATTCCATAGATTTTACGAAGAGCAGACTTTAATGTCGTCATTCCGTTTTTGGGACAAATCCTTACATCGATGTTATTTGGAAAATATAAAACATTGTCATACGGTGAGATTTGATATTTCGGAATCATATTTTAAGACTTCCACATTACATTTAATGAGAAAATCTATCCCAGATGTGTCTCTGTACTCGTCTTTGAACCAGACTCGTTCGACGCCTGATTGATAGATCAGTTTTGCACATTCCATACAAGGAGATGCAGTTGTATATAGGGTCGATCCTTCACAACTTTCATTACTCTTTGCAACTTTAGTAATGGCGTTTGCTTCTGCATGGAGAACTTCTGGTTTGGTTTTGAGTTTTCCAGTTTTTTCTAAATGTGTGCCGACATCAAATACGCTAACCAGAAGTTCTTCTTCGTACTCGCAATCATTTTCCCATCCGCTTGGCATGCCATTGTATCCAATGCTGATTATACGATTGTCTTTTACGATGACACAACCAACCTTGAGATTCTTTGCAGTAGACAATTGAGAATAAATCTCAGCTGCCTTCATGTGCGCACATTCCCATTTGTTCATTCTAGATCCAGTGCTTTCCGAATATTGGGTTTGAAATAGGTATCGGGTTTCATAATCTTGCCGTCTTCGCGACGAAGAATTTTACCGTCTATAACCTTGCTCATGTTCGATGCTCTGACCTCATCCCAGACTTTGTTGAATGGAATGTCAAGAGTCGAAGCAAGACCCATAATGACCCAGACCATATCGGCAAGACCGTCTGCAACTTCTACAATATCCTTATCAGCGAATGCTGCAATCGTCTCGTGAAACTCCTCAACGATGAGGTTCTTGTATAGTTCTGCTTGTTCCGTAAAGTTTTCGACGTCACGCTCAGAAGAATAGAGGACGGGTTGACCGCACGCATCCATAAACTCTTCAACATCACTTTGATAATCGTAAGCAATCCTAGTCATTTTTTTTCTCCAATCAAATCAGCAATTCTATGAGCAGTTTCTCGGAACCACTCTTCATCATGTCTTTTAGTAGTTTCTGCAGCAGTGCCTAGTCGGATACCACTTGTCTGTACAAAGGAGCGAGGATCATTCGGAACACCGTTCTTATTGACAGTGATACCATGCTCTTCTAGAAGGTCCGCAGCCTGTCTTCCACTAAGTTTATTATCCTTCAAATTGATGAGAATGATATGACTATCTGTGCCTCCTGTCTGAACCATGATACCTCTTTCCCTGAAGACTTCACACATCGCTCTTGCATTCTGCACAACGCGCTGAGCATAATCAACAAAATTAAAAGTGTATGCTTCAGAAAATGCCTGTGCTTTAGCAGCAATGATATTCATCAGAGGACCGCCTTGAGTGCCTGGGAAGATAGCACTATTGATTCTCTTGGTATAATCAGAATTATTCCATAGAATGATCCCACCCCTGGGTCCCCGTAACGTCTTATGCGTAGTGCTAGTCACAACATCGGCATAAGGAAGGGGACTATCATATGCGCCACCAGCAATCAATCCAGAGTAGTGAGCCATGTCTACCATCAAGTAAGAACTTGTCAGGTTTGCAATCTCACGAAACTTTCTCCAGTTAATCTGCCTAGGATAAGCAGACGCTCCTGCAATAATCAGATGCGGACGATGCTCAAGCGCCAATCGCTCGACTTCATCATAATCAATAAATCCATCTTCATCTACGCCATAACTCTTAGCATTATATACTTTACCCGAAAGAGTTACTGGCGCACCATGAGTAAGGTGTCCACCAGAAGCAAGGTCCATGCCAAGAATACGGTCTCCGGGTTTTAGAAATGCCTGAAAAACTGCGAGGTTAGCATTCGCTCCGGAGTGAGGTTGAACGTTAGCGAACTTACAACCGTAAATGCTTTTTAGGAGGTCAATCGCTAGTTGCTCAACTTCGTCCATATTAGCGCATCCATTATAGTAACGCTTACCCGGATAACCTTCAGCATACTTATTGGTAAAGATGCTACCGCAGAGTTGCATCACGGCATCACTAGCAAAGTTTTCGCTCGCAATAAACTCTAGAGTTTCATTCTGACGGGATTGTTCAGCATCAAGAATACTTTTAATCCTGGGGTCTATGCTTCCGTATTCGGATTCCATATACATCGTACCTCTTTCTTGGGAGTTATCCAAATTTTGCGCCAGAGTTTACGCCATCGTCCTTCTTTTTTCTCCATGGGAGTTTACCTTCCTCTTTGTAGTCACCAAACGCTGCACCCATAAAAATTAAAACTGGACTGATACACAGAACTAGAAAAAATAAAATTCCACTCATTCATTATACTCCACAACCTTATAAACACCATACAACTCACCAAGTTCTCTCGCCTCTTCGAAAGAGTCAAAAAGTTTGGTCTGAAGTTGAAACTTACTATCGCCCTCAGTCACATACAACCATGCCTCTTCAAGAGGAACCATAACGGCATACTTAGGTGAATTCGACATTTGCCATAATCTCCGTCATACATGCAACTAAATTTAGTTCGTGGTCGGCAACGAATGCGTTTTTGTATTGATAGTCTGCAAGAATAAGAACCAGTTGCGGAATCGACTGAGGAGCAACTGCCTCACTCATCGCATCATAGATTCCACGAAAGACCGCAGCAGGTTCGGTATCCATATTATTGACAACCCAACTACGCATCTTCTTAAAGTCTTTCTCTTTCAGAAACTTGAACAGATCAGTATAATTGGTATTGCCGCCAAGGAGAACCTCGGTAGTTAGATTCCCGGAAATAGAACCACGTTGTGCCTCATTCAGCACTCGCCGCCAGTCCGGAGCATGCTTCATAATCAAGTTTGCAACGGTGTCTTTATTAAATTCGACTCCCTCGCCTTCAAGAATACGAATCATCCGAACAAAGAAGTCAGAGGACAACTTAACAAGTTCTTTCTTGGTGCAATTAAATTCATAGACACCACACCGAGAGTGGAGGGGTTCAATAATCTTGTTCTTGAAATTACAGGTGAGGATAAATCGGCAGTTCTGAGAAAACTCCTCGATGAATCCGCGCAATGCTGGTTGAGTAGACTGAGGATTCAGATAGTCTGCCTCATCGAGGATCACAACCTTATACCCACCAGCAAGAGAAACAGACGAGGCAAACTGCTTAATCTTGCCTCGGAGTGTATCGATGTTACCTTCCTCTGAACCGTTTATCACGATATAGTCAAGGTCCAGTTCATTACAGATGGCACGGGCAACCGTAGTCTTACCAAGACCAGCAGTTCCCGTGAACATCATGTTGGGCAGTTCGCCACCATCGACAATCTTCTGGAACGTATCTTTTAGAGGTTTCGGAAGGATAGTCTCCGCGACGGTGCGAGGACGGTACTTCTCGACCCACAAGAACTCATTAGACATAACAAACTCCATAACATAGTAATCACCAATTGTGAATAATGTTTGACATGATAAAGAAACAAGTCACAAAATTCACAGTCACAAACAAAGAACGAACAATAGTCACAACATCATCATACTCGGCAGTTTTTTCGTCACTATAACTGCCGATCGCATACTTCCATATAGTCCAAACCTTTTCTCTTGCTGTCATTATACTTCATGAAACCTCTAATGTCAACCTCAGAGAGAATCTAAGAAAGTTTTGATCATGGTTGCCTTGTTCTTCCGAGCATCAAGTTTGATACCTTTCTCGGCAGCCAATTTATCAATTTGTTTCTTGGTCATAGATTCAAGTTCTTCTTGAGTCACAGCAGGTGCTTTGGGTTTCGCCTTTGCTTTAGGTTTCGGAGGCGGAGCGGCAGATTCTGCCTTCGCAACTGCCGCATCTTCTGCAGCATCAGGTGCGAGAACTGCTTTAGCAAACACAGGTTCTGCCTTCGGGGGAGCAGCAGGAGTCACATCAGGTTTCGTGTCAACGCTACAATCAGAAGGGAAAGTCTCATCAAGACCATCCAACTTATTGTTCTCACGACCAAGCCAAATATAAACAACAACTGAAACAACTACAAGAATACCAAGAATAAGTCCAAAGTCCATATCAACCTCCACGTTTTCACGGACGATAAAAAATATGATTACCAATTACTGCAGTTACTATATAGTCATTCTTCCACTCTGGTTCAACATATTCGGCATGATAGTATAGAGCACCATCAGTAAAGTCAATCATGTTATTGCTTAGGAATTCTTCAACTAGTTCTTCCATTTCAAAGAACGTAGTTGCTTCGACGGGAATGTCAGAGAGTCCATCGCAGTACCAGGAGAACTGGCACTGATCTCGTACTGGCCACTCATTTCCTAACCAATTCGTATAGGTCGGTCCTTGCGTCACAACGCTGCAAATGTCATCCGGAAAATGATGACTATAGACTCGATTGATAACAACCTGCATCGTAGCAAGTCGACCTGCTTTGCTTTGATTCCGCGCTTCATAATAGGTATTGATTGCTAGACATTGACGTCCTTTCTCAGTGTCTAGACCACGCTTCTGGTGTTCAGATTCGTCAACGGGTATCATCTCAGGTTCTTCTGTGATAATCTTGGCGCCAGTTGGCATTGGTCCCATTGGTCCTTTGACAGGAACCTCATCTTCAGATACAACAAACAAAAGGAACAGGATCAAACCGAATGCAGAAAGGAAAATTCTAAGCATAATACTCCACCGTATTAACTCTTGTTACTGGGTCTATTTGCCCATTCTTATCATAGACAATAGTATCGTAAGAAGTTTCAACGAATTTGCGATCACCTGGTTCTTCGCCAGGGACAACATTAATCATTGTCTTTTGAGATACATAAGTAACGGGAACTGTGGAAGTTATTTCGGAGAGCATCCTAGAAACTTCTTAAGTTGGGCAGGGGTAAGTTTGTTAAACTTACGATGAGATTTAGTGAAAGGCATAGGAGTATTTAGTTTAATTAGTTTGTCAGTGCCTTCTTTAATATAACCGACGAGTTTAGTTCGCTCAACAAAGTAAATATGGTTGGGCTGATTATAAGAAACATCTTTCCAATCAGTGATTTCTTGTAAGATTTGCATTGACTTCTCCATAATATAATTGGTAGGACCGGGTGGGATTGAACCACCGACATCCCGCTTATAAGACGGACGCTCTAACCACTGAGCTACGGTCCTATAAAATGGTCTCGGTGGAGAGATTCGAACTCCCGACCCACTGCTCCCAAAGCAGTTGCGCTACCAGACTGCGCCACACCGAGTCAAGGAATATACTAACACGATTAGTCACAAAAAGCAAGGACTAAATTTCTTTATAAATCAAGGAGTTATAGTAAGTCCTTGAAAAATAAAGAAATTTAAATTTCCTTACAAATCAAGGACTTATATTGGTGCCGCCACGAGGACTCGAACCCCGGACCCCCTGATTACAAATCAAATGCTCTACCAACTGAGCTATAGCGGCATAAAATTTAATTGGCAGATTTCACTTTAAGAACACCGTTCAACCAATTTTCTGCAGCATCCTGAGCATAGTAAATGCTTTTGCCAGGAAGTTCACGAGTCTCAACAATCATGTCGTTCTCATAAAAATCAACTACGTACATTTCACAGGACTCAGTATTAGTTTTATGAATCTCTGCACCACGATTTTCACGCTTTATATACATGATACCTCCAAATGTCTTCGCGACCATACCAGGAACGCCTGCTATTAAATCTCTCATATTATTATCTTTATGTGTCGGTTGAGAGATTTATCCTTGCTAATTTAGTGGCACCCCGTGGAGGATTCGAACCTCCGACCCCATCTTTAGAAGAGATGTGTTCTGATCCGCTGAACTAACGGGGCGTTAATCACTAAACTATTTACAATTTTAAAAACTTAGAACTTTGTGATATCCCTTTCACAATATGCTCTTGCTGTAATTTTACTAGACCGACTAATAAGAGGGTGCGGAGTTATTCCTCCCCGTCACCCTCATCAGCAGACTGAAACTCTTCTGCCATTTGAACAACTTGTACTGCTTGGTCGCGAAGTTGACCAATAGTAGAAAGTTCTTCGCCTTTAAATCCGCCCCGTTGTACAACAGTATCAATAACTGCGATGGTGGAACGTGCTACTCGGTTACCTAGTTCGTACATTTTAGAATGATCGCTCATTTTATTCTCCATAAGTTGATGTTTTTTCAAGTGCGATAAAATACTCGATTGAAGATTGCTTACTCTTAAAGTGAGAAATCAACTTGGACGAAACATGAACGTCATAGTCTTCATTCAGCACTTTTAAGTTGTTTACGTTCAGAACGAAGTTGAATTTATCTTCTCCGGAGAACGAACCATCAACCTCTACCGAAAACACGTTAGAAGTCGAATTTTTGGTATCTAGGACTGCAAGTTGAATCGTTCCATTAGAAGGAAGAATCGAAATTTCCTGGTGTCCAAGAACCGCTGCCGCGCTCTTTAGAGAACCCAGCGTCTTACTATCTAGTACAAAATTTACCTCGCACTCAGGCATGACAATATCTTTATTGGGACTTGTTAGCATGTCAGGGTCAGAGAAAAAATACTTTACATTAGAACGACCATTAGAATCAGAGATCGTGGCAGATTGCTCTTCGATCTTAAGATTCGGATCATCAACCAAACTGAGAACACTTAAAAATTCATTGAGGTCATAGATACCAAAAGAAGAATCAAACTGCTCGTCAAGAGTCACCTTCGACATAACATTACGAGCAACCGAAATGGTTTTAAGTTCTTTGCCCGGAACAATCACCAGATTAGGGTTGATACTGGCGAAGTTTTTAAGAACAGAAACAGTGCGGTCGGATAGTTGCATTTTATAAATCCTCACAATAAATTAGACACATATTATAACACAGGTAATTTAAAAAGTCAATCTGCTTTTTTCATCTTGCTGAAGTTCTTTTCTTTCACAAACTCTATCTTCTTCTGAAACTGAGCATCTTCCAACTCAGATTTATGAGAGATGACGAAAACGTTTGTCTCATCCCCCAAAGTATACAGAATTTTCATGAGATTGTCAACCCCATCATCATCGAGCGAAGAATCAAAAGTCTCATCAAGAATCAGAAGATTAGTTGCGACGCTGTTCTTCATCTTGGCAACTTGGCGCCAGGTAAAGAGTAGGGCAAGATCAATACGCTGCTTTTCACCTTCCGAGAAAGAGTCGTAGGAGAAACTGTCTCGGTGGCGCGAACGAATCGTCTCGTTGAACGACTCGTCCAGATCAAAGTGAACAAAGAAGTCGAGAATCTGCAGATACTGATTGGTCAGATTATTAATCACAGGCAGATACTGCTTAATGATCTTGGTCTTAATCCCAGTGTCCTTGAGCAGTTCAGAGCAGACTTGCTGATAGGAGTAGTCCTCATGCAGTTTATATTTTATCGTTCGAGAGATTTAGAATTTCTTGCTGGAGTTGATCAATGGTTCGCTGCAGACGAGCAATAGAGTTGTTATTAATATTGATTTGGTTCTGCCACTCTCGAATAGTCTCCATCTGTTGAACGAACTCCTGCTCTCTCTGCTGCAGGATGTCTATCTGCTCTCTTGCTTTAGACATCGCTTCGGCAAGTTCTTTTGCCTTTACCCTTCCCTCAGTCGTATGCGTAGATCTTGTCTCCGAATCAATTTCCTGTCCGCAGGTTGGGCAATCATCATTCTCCGAGAAGAACTTAATTTCTTTTGCAATGGACTTTGCTTTTGTCTTGAAGGAGGCATCAAAATCAACCAGTTGCGAAAGTTGGGTTCTTGTTTTTGTAAGACCAGCCTCCGTAGACGGTAGGTTATCGCTAATTTGTAAAGATAAATTGGAGTTCTGCTTTTGGATCGTTTTAATCTCTTCTTGTGCTCCGGAGATAGAAGCTTCTTTTTCTTTACGGTATGCCGAGCTAATGGCGGTAAGGTCACGAAGATACTTTTTCTGGCCATTAATCTGTGTTTTAACGATTTCGGTGGAATGTGCATTTTGACGAATATCCTCTTTTAAGACTGCCATCTTCTCTTTGAGAAGTTGATTCATCTTGGAGAACATATTGATATCTAGCAGATCCTCAATCACCTCGCGACGTGCCTGGGCAGGTAACTGCATAAAAGGAACAAAGGAGGAAGAACCTAGCACCACGATCTGGTGGAAAGATTTATGATTCAACTTGATGATATTCTTCTCAAGAACCGACTGGTATTCTTTCGAGTGTGAGTTCTGATTGATCATATTACCATTGACCCAAATCTCAAACTTATTGGGTTTGATACCACGAACAATTTTATAGTTACTCTTGCCAATCGAAAACTCAACTTCAACAAGCAGTCCCTTGTTGTTAATAGAATTAATCAATTGAGGTTTGGAGATCTTACGATGAGACTTACCAAATAGTCCAAAGGAAAGAGCGTCTAGCATCGTAGACTTGCCCGATCCATTATGCCCCACAATCAGAGTCGTTGGAGACTCTTGAAAATTAATCTCGGTGAAGTTGTTTCCCGTCGAAAGAAAATTCTTCCAACGTAGTTTTTCAAATTCAATCATGCTTTAGGAAAGTTCCTTGATTCTCTTCTTGGCGTATTTAGTCGCTGCTTTCAGACTCTTTACGAGTGCCTCACATTCTGATAGATGGTAAGAAGCGATCTTTTCTGCTCCCGGAGCAATGTATGCTTGAAGCAAATTATCAATCAAGTTCTCTAGACTTTCAGTCTCTTCGACCGCAGGTTCACAAGAACCTTCTCCAATATAAACAGACAATTCAACCTTGCCGTCATGTTCGATACCAAGACAAGCATCAATTTCAACATGTTTAACCATTACGAATTACCTCTTTGTTTCCATCAGTGTAAATATATTCAGTCACCTTCCCGTAGTTCATCACCGACAGGAGGTTTCTTCTTTCCGAAGATTCGATCCCAGTTGTCGTCAAACTGTTTTCGGTCTTTGACTGGTCGCTGTTTACTTCCTTTCCGTCATGCCAGTTACTTCCCATTTTTGTCAATCTCTTGATAGACTTTGGTGAGCATATCCCGATTTTTATGATCGAGACTATTATACATTCTTTTGACTGCTTTGTCAACCTTACCTGATTTTCGAAGCATTTTTGCTTTCTTGCCGTTCATACAACCTCCAAGAGTTGTGCCTCTGTCATTAGGTCTCCAATCTCTTTTTTAATACGATTTTTGTCGAGACTGGTATCAACAGCATCTATATAGTTAAACATCATTTGATCAGTGTCTTCAACCGAGATCTCTGAGTCCTCGACATTGTTTCCAAGAAACTCCTTGAAGTCCTCTGCGATTTTGAGTTCATGAATCTTCTGATTCTGAACGCGATCTACAAAGCGTTCAAACTCGTAAAGATCGCCCTTATCAACAACAATCAGTTTGACAAATTTGTTGTCAAGATAACTGAGATCTTTGAATTTATTCATTTTGGTATGATCATAATATACTTTTTCAAAGATTGTTAAAGGATTATGGACTTCAGTCAGTTCTCGAGTCTCGGTGTCAAGTACATGAAAATATTTTTTCTCATGAGCATCGTTCCAGAAAAATTCCATCTGCGAACCAAGATAATGAATATTCCCATTGGAAGATTTGGTATGAAAGTGCCCTGACAGAACCATCTCAAATCTACTGAAGATAGAGGGGTCCATTCCGTCGGTGCATGGCATACCACGCTGCATATCGAACCCTGCGACCTCCAGATGCGCTCCTAGGATATCTGCCTTACAACTGGAGAGAAACTCAAGAGTCGACTTTTCGTTCTCCGCATTAATCCACGGCACCAGAGCAACATTTAAATTTCCATACTTCACGATCGAAGGTTCCATGATCAGGTTCACCTCGTTCATGTAGTGTCCCTGAAGTTCTTTCAGAGCATTTAGTTCATTGGTGTTTTTATAATAAACATCATGATTGCCAGGAATAATATCCATCGTAATGCCAAACTCACGAAGGCGATCAAGAAAGACCTTTCGATTATGATTCAGTGCCTTGAAGTTGACAGTCTTACGATTGTCATAGTAGTCTCCAAGGTGAATAATCTGCTTGATGTTATTCTCTAGGAGATACGGGAAGAAAATCTCTGAATAGAATCTTTCCTGATAGTCCATGAAAATGTCAGACGAGTTACGAATGCCTGCATGAGTATCGTTGAGTATAGCGATCTTCATATTATTCTACCAGAAAATCAGAAAGATCCGAATCGACTTTGACGGTACGTTTCCGTCGCTTCTTTTCTTCTTGCATGTATTCTTTAAATTCATCATCAGCACCCTTAACTACGTCGATTCTATGGCGAAGAACTTCTACCAGCGGAACGACATTACTCCAATCAGGATCATCGTCTCCAACTTCGATATGATGTTCGATTCCTGCCTCGGAGATATACTTCAAACGAATATCCTGCTGCTTCTTCTCTCGATTAATTCGACGCAAGAAAGCATACCAGGCGATCTGAGTAAAGTATGCAAAAGCATTCGGAGTACCCGTACGAGTTGCTGCTTCGACGTTGTAGTTTTCAATTGCTTTGAGGCAGTTCTCAACAGCGTCCATCACCATCTCTTCACGGTAAGTATAACGAACAAAATTCGACTTGTGAGAAAGTCCTTCAGCGATTTTCAAAAAACACTCGGCAATATAATCAGTAACAATCGGCGGAGGGTCACCATTCGCAATCGCATCTTGTTTAGATTTTACATATTCGACCACCGCCAAAGAAAACTCTTTGTTATTGACATAGTGCGGTTTGTTCTTCTTTTCCATAATAAACCCCAAGTACATGATTAAGCAATATTATAAAGTAAACTGACACAAAAAGCAACCCTTGACAAAACCGAAAAAATAAGGTATAATATTAGAGTCCTGCCGGGGAAGGTTGAGTATCCCTAGTGGATATTCGGTTTGAAAGGTATGATATTCGTTCCAGAGTCATCAGAAAAAGAATCTTCGGCAACTGAACTTTTTTCCGAAGGATTCTCATTCAATTCTTTGATCCCAATGACATACTCTTTGATTAAATCCGGAGTGGGGTTGGCATAGGCAACAATTTTATCTGCACGAATAACGATTAGGTCTTCTTCTTTTTCTTGATAGACCATAAAAGGGCGAAAGGTGTAGATTCTAATACCAAAATCTGTCATCTTTGATACTATTTTCAGAGCGTCTTTTATGACGACATCAAAATCACCATCCTCAATAACCCTGCAGAGAATTTCTTCGCCCGTAACTAACTTAATTTGTTTTACTGACATGAGATTTCCTTATTTTAGGTTTATTGGGTAAATTTTATATTTGAATCCTTCTTTGGTATATATCTTTATTCTTTCCGCACTGTGCCGGAGAGTAAAGTTCTTATACCCTCTGGTATGAAAATCGTCAGCAATGTCATACAGAACGGTGTCTTTTCCGTCGTCAGACTTTCTCAGTCCTCTTCCGATACTTTGAAGTACTTTGATCTGAGATTTCGACGGAGAGGCAAATATAATGTTATTAAGATTCCGTATATTAATACCGGTGCTAAAAGTTCCAAGAGAGGCAACGATGATTGCATTTTTCTGTTTCTCCACGATACCACGGATTTGTTCTCTGTCCGTGGCGTCAACCTCACCAGAGACGTAAAAAACTTTACGCTCACCTTCTGCCCTTTCTCTCATCATATCGTAAAGCACCTTGCCGTGCTTTTCCACAAATTGAAAAAGAACAAGTGTATTACCTTCCAGCGAAAGTGCCAGGTTGGTAATAAACTTGTTCCTCTGTTCGTTCGTAACTATATAGTCAAGTTCTTCCTGATAAGTCTTATTTTGAATCATATGGCAAACGTCATTATGATACTGAAGCAACATTATCTTAATGTCAAGTTCAGCAAGAGTTTTCTTTTTCTGCAGGTCTACAGTGGTGGTGACTTTGTAAACTGGACCAAAAAGTCCTTCAAGTACCAATTTATTAGTTTCAGTACCGTCAAGAGTTCCTGTTGTACCGAATCTATATTCTGCGTTGATTGCTTTATTCATAATTCCGGACAAAGACTTTGCCTTAAATCCATGAACCTCATCTCCAAATATCGCACCGAACTGATGAAACCAGTCTCCACTCAATTTGTATATTGATTGCCAGGTGGAAATGATGATTCGCTTCTCGGTATTTTTATCTTTACCAGAGTAAACCTTGTGGCAAACATTTTCGACATCAAATCCATAATCTGAAAAATCCTTGTACATTTGCTCAACCAAAGAAGTTGTAGGAACGATTACAAGAACTTTCTCTTCATGGTTGTCTAAGTACCAGCGCATAAGGTTGTAGATGATAAAGGATTTACCAGAACCTGTGGGAGAAAGCAGAATGCATCGTTTGTTCTCAATGCCGTGAGAGATTGCATTATACTGGTAGTCACGCACATCGAAAGGACTGCCAAGATTCTCTAGGTATTTAACGAGTTCCTGATGATTGACAGGATTCTTAAGTTCAGGATGCCCATAGTCACCATCGATGATCTGTAGAGGGTAGAACCTATCCGCGCAAAATTTCTTCAGGTGTTGCCAAAGACCAACGTTAAGTTCCTTGGATACCTGATTAAACAACCGCACTTTGCCGTCCCAGACTTTACGCTTAAATGCAGGCATAAATTTATGCCCCGGTACAAAGAACGAAAAGTATTCTCGGAGTTCTTGCGATTGCGCAGGATTACAGTCTATGAGAAGCATAGAATGATTCCGCATTTGAACGCGGATAGTATTCTCCACTACCGACCCTGCCCTCTATACTTTTTCCAATTTCTACGTTTGTGTTTGTTAGCAGGCTTGGAATTATGAGACATTCCGATCGAAGTTCTTTTACCAGTGCTATTACTGTGAAGAACAACTTTTTTGTTTTCTTCTTTTTTAAGTTTTGCCATGTTATGCTCCAGACTCAAACTTACGCCATTCAATGATGTTTTTGATAGTCTGATGGCGCCATTTCAGATTATCAACAATCTCTGATAAAGTATCTATAATAGTCTTAAGATAAACAATTTTTTCTTCACTTCGTTGAATTTCCGGATCAGAATCGTAGTAATGATCCATCTCACCTTTCAAGATCTTTAACCCATTAAAGGGGTCAGGTTCCCACCCTTTGGTTTGAAGTTCTTCTTGACTCATCTTTCCGTTATAGTACAACCATTTATCTTTAAGCAAAACCTTCTGGGAATGCTCTGCTCGCTTCAATTGAAGTTTGGTTAGAGAAAGGTATTGCAGATATTTAGCATGCAGTTTTGGTGTTTCTTGAGAGACTTGCTCATACCGATCACGGGGAATTTCGCAGTCTTCGTTCCATTCTTTCAGGATCGTATCAAGGTCAATCATAATAATCCTCAGTCAATTAATTAATTACAAATGTGCTAAATCTAAAAGTTGCTTCGAAAGTTAAATATGAAACATCATTAGTAGTTGCCGACAATTCAATCGATCCAATATTTGTTGGTATGCAATCGTTATATCTAATCTTTACGTTCTCGTTATTATGACTTGTTAAGATTGATACTGTAATGTCAGAGTATGTGGGAAGTTGGTTTGATTGTAGTGCTTGTCGAGAACTTACTTGTCCGGCATTAACAGTTCTTTCCAACCAAGACTGCATTTCTTTATATGCAACTAGATCTTCGTCTAGAATCATTGATACAGAGAGTTCTCCATAATTTATTTTGTCGCCAGCAAGAGGGATTGATGCGACTCTGCGGACAGGCAATTCTGTTGGAGGAACAGAAGCACCAGGATGAGTAACTGCCTGAGCAAAATACTCAAGATTTGGATAATCTTCCCTGTTGATAACTACCTTGAAACCTGTAGGTTGTAAATAGTTTTTATTTGATGTAAGGGTTGCCATATTTGCTCCTATAGGGTATAATTCTATTTATATTTTATTCTGAGGATCCTATGAAGAAACTAAAAACTCCTTTGCGATATCCTGGCGGTAAGTCTCGTGCTATGAATTTCTTATTTTCTTCGGAAAATATGCCTGTGACTGGAATCGTAGAGTATCGAGAACCGTTTTTGGGCGGGGGTAGTCCTGCTATTGCATTTAGTAAATTATACCCTGAAACTCCTGTCTGGGTCAATGATAAATACTATAATTTGTTTTGTTTTTGGAAAACGCTGAGAGACGAGGGCGAGCGTCTTTCTGAGTACTCGCTAAAAATGAAGGCAAATCATCCTGACCACGATTCCGCCAAGAAACTGTTTGTTGAGTGTAAAAATGACATTGGAGACCAGAGTGATCCTTTTGAGATTGCCTGGCGTTTCTTTGTGCTTAACAAAGCATCTTTCTCTGGACTAGGCGAGAGTTCTAGTTTTTCCAAAATGGCATCGGATAGCAACTGGTCTGTGACTGCTTGTGAGTCTCTGAAATATTACAGCAAACTGATCCAAAACTGGAAGATAACAAACGAGGACTACACCTCGATGCTCTCGGACGATCCAAACGTGTTTGTGTTCCTAGACCCTCCCTATGACATTAAGTCTTTTCTGTATGGCAAGAAAGGCGGAATGCATAAAGGGTTCAACCACATGGAGTTTGCTAAAAACCTTTGTGCTCATAAGTGTATGATGATGGTCACCTATAATTCCAATGAGCATATTCGCGATTGGTTCAAAGGATGGGATCAGCGTGAGTGGGAACTGACTTACACTATGCAAAGTAAAGGTGCGTATCTCGAAGATCAGAAGAATCGAAAGGAACTTCTTTGTCTTAACTACGAAACTCCTACTACAAAAATTCTAGACGCATAAAAAAGGGGGACCGAAGTCCCCCTTGAAGAGTGGCAGGTGAAACCCTGCTCTTGTTAGAATCTAACTTATGCGAGGATGTTGTCGACGCGGAAGATTCTGTAGTACTGGTTCGACTTGACGGTACCCAGACCGTTGTTCGAGATCGCGCCAGGGACAAACGGATTTGCTGCCATGCCGTAGCGAGTCTTAAACCCGATGCGGGGTTGGAAGTCATTCTCACCAACTGCTTTGACCATCTGCAGAGGAACGTAGGGGCAGTAGAAAACACCAGAATCGTAGGGATTCGTGCCCTTGTACCCAACAGTGATGTAGTCTGCGGATGCATACGGGTCAATGTAGACACGCATACGACCGTTGAGTGTGCCGGCAAAAGTGTTGCCAGTATCGTCAACTTGCAGTTCAGTGCTCATGTTAGGAGTGTAGTCGAGCATACCAGAAGCAGCAAGAGCAGTAGCAACGTCAGAGGAGCAGATAACGACGTTACCCTTACCACGACGAGTTTCTTTTGCGATTACGTTTGCTTCACGATCAAGTTGAACAACGAGACCCTTGAACTTCTCAGCGGACCAACGACCGTCAGCGTCAGTGCTGAGGTTGAAGATACCGTTGATTGCAGTGTTGCCCTGAAGGCAACCAGTCTTCGCTTGAGAGTTGATAGTACGGATAACTTCGCGGTTGATTTCAGCAAGGATTTCCGTGCTGAGGATGTTCGCGAGTTCCGTCTCGGCGTCAAGACCGTGAATTGCACGGAGGTCTTGAGCGAGTTCGAGAGAGTACTCGGCTTTCAACGCACGAGAAACTGCAGTAACAGTTTGCTTCTCGATAGTGAAACCCATTTCACGGAAAGCAGAACCACCGGAACGACCGAGTGCTTCAGCATCCGCAGTAGGCATACCAGTAGCAGCAAGAGCAGTCAGACGCTGATCGTCAACAGTGCTGTCGGAGTCATCGTCGCTAATACCGTTGAAACCAGATGCATTATCAGAATCATGAGTGCCGCTGGAATCACCAGAGAACTTGGTTTCTGCTTCGTTGAAGAGTGCTTCACGAGAAGTGGTATCACCAGAACCGTAGCGAGACTTCATCGCGAAGATGAGACCAGTCGGACCGGACATAGGTTGAACACCGCACACATCGTATGCGATCATGTTAGGCATAGCACGACGAACGAGGGAGATCAGAATGGGATCCCAAGTGCCGATAGAACCAGTGTTAGCACCAGCGGAAGCAGCAGCGTTTTCCGAAAGGAAACCGAATTCTGCATTTCGAGATTCTGCGAGTGCACGCTCTTGGTTTTCGAGGACAGCAGCAGTAACTGCCTTCCGGTGGTGATCTTTGATCGCGCCAGCAGAAGACTCGTTAAGGACTGGTGCCCACTTTTCGATAAGTCTGTCGTAAGAAAGGTTTTCCATGGTTAGAGTTCCTTATTGCTTTTGAGAGGTTTTGCGAATAGTGTTAAGGTAACGCTCCATCGCAGAAGAGACTTCAACTTCTTCAGTTGCATCTTCTTCGATAGTTTCGGTAGATTCTACCGAGGTTTTAGCAAAGTACGATTCTCTGATTGTAGCAACTTTTTCGGCGAAAGATTTTTCGTCGTCAAAGTCAATTCCATCAACAAGAGACTTCAATTTTTCAACCTGAGTCTCTGCGAGGTCACGGCAAGCTTCTGCAATTACTGCATTACGCTTGTAGACTTCGAGTTCTTCAGAGAGTTTGATTGCTTCGCCAGTTGTAGTGTTGAGTTTTTCTTCCAACTCTTCAACCTGCTCAGCAAGTTCGTCAACTAGGTCAACTTTGGTCTCAGGAACTTCAATGTAGGACTCAACGAAGAGATCCTTCATCTTGTTCATGAAAGTTTCGGCAATTTCAGTACGGAGACCGTTCTGGATTGCGATCTTATTGTCTTCGACCCAAGTTTCAACAACGTAGTTTAGGTAGCTGTCAACTTTCTCGATCAGATCGCTCTTAATAGTAGCGACTTCTTCGGAAAGTTCCTCCTGATACTGCCCTTCGAGACGCTCAATTTCTTCAGCGAGTTTCGATTTAACAGCAGATTCGAAAATTACAGCAGTCTTTGTCTTAAACTCATCACTGAGAGTAGCTTCAGACTCAACAAGTGCATTCAGTTCTGCAGTAGTATCAATGGTTTCAGCAACCATTTCTTCTTCTGCTTCAACTTCTTCACCCATCATTTTGCCGTATGCAGCTTGCAGATCAACTTTTTTCATTGCATTCATTTTTTGATACATTGCGTTGATCATTGCTGATTTAGTTTTCGGAACAGGAGCTTGTTTAGTAGCATCCGCTGCTTTATCCACAGTAGATACAGACTCTGGCTCAGAGACTGAGTCATCTTTACCAGCGCCAGCACCCTTTGGTTCAGCACGCTCTTCGAGAGTGTCCTCTACGATATCGTTATCATCATCGTAGAGATCAACTTCGACTTTTTGCTCGTCAGTCATAATTGACTCCTTAGATTTTAGATTTGATTAACGAGAGGAAATTCTTAAACTCCCGAATTTGCACTTCCGGACGGAATGCTTTCGGAGCATTTGTAATTTCTGTCTCCATCTTTTCAATTAACCGAGGCTCCAAAATGCCGTTATTCCAGATCCAGTCAACACCTTCCATGATTCCATTAACAAATGCATCCGGTGCAGATGGATCTTGCACAATATCAACTGTGCTAAGAATAAAATCGTCTTTGACGTACATTGCGCCATTTCGTTGCTCAAGGCTACCCATACCACGAGTTGACACGCCTAGTTGAACACCACCCTCAAGCAAACCTTTCACAATCTTACCCATGGGAGTATCCAATATTTGTGCCTTTCCGACCACATCATTTCCCTCGAAATTGAGGTCAGTAATGAGGTGCGAAACTTTGTCCAGATTAACAGTGGGTCCTTCTGGGTGATTCAATTCACCGACCGCTCGTTTTTTGTTAATCTGATCAGAGACGTATTTACCAACAGCCTTCTCCATGATTGCTTTAGGATAAATACGCCCATTCCTATTTCTTTTTTCTGTTTGAGCGAAAATGCCTTCGATGACGTATTTCTTCTCGCCATCTTCTTTCTTTTCAACGATGCAGTGAAGATCGTTTTCTACATATTCGCTAATCAGTTTCATTATAGTTCCTTAACAACTGCTTTCGCAGTTTTTTCTGCTTCAGACTGAGTTTTAAATGTGTCAAGTCTGTCGCCGTCTATATGAACAGTGAACCCTTTTTTGCCTTTGACGATCTTAACTGGAATCCCTTCCATTTTTTTATCAAAGACAACTTCGCTATTTTTTTGTTTCGCTTCGCGAAGTTCTTTAAACGTTTTCATACAGGTACCTACTGTTTACATTTATTTATAAAAATTTAATTTTAGGGATTTTCTTCTTCGTCGTCGTCTTCATCATCGTCTTCATCATCAAAATCCCAATCTTCTTCCTCGAACCAAGAATCATCATCGTCATCATCATCTAGTTCGTCATAGATTGTTTGGGCAACTGAAATTTTCTCAGCTTCTAATGCAGAAAAAACTTTGTCGTTGATTAACGAATTAAAGGTTTCTTCAGAGGAATTAAAGTTCCCTGCAGCAATTTGATCGATAAAATTGCCAATCTTTTCTTTATTTTCTTCACTCATAATTTATCTCCTATTGGTTTAAATCTACTTCGTCAGTTGAACCTTCTTCGGTGTTACCTTGCTCTGATTCAATTTCATCTCTCATTTGTCGAATATCTTCTTCTGTAAACATCATTACGTTTTTCATAACCCATTCGCGAGAGAAATATTCACCTATGTACTGAGAAATTTGATCCATTGTCTGGAGTCGTTCTCTTAAAAGTTCAGCGTTCTTAAGTTCTACAAAATGATTATCACGGATAAAGTCGACTGTAATGTCATTCTTCCAAGACTCCCAATCTTGTTCAGTAATAATACCCTTAAGAATAAGTTGCTTCTTCAGAATACCAATAAGTAGATTAGAGAATCTCTTGCGAAGTCTGTCAATAAACTTCTGGAATTTAACTTCGTCTCTACTAATCTCAGTGGAACGCCCCAAAGAGAATTGTGCTTCTTGTTCAAGACGATTAATAGGAACATTCAAAGATCGATAAAGTCTCTTCTGAAAGTAGACGATATCATCGATTTGTCCTAAGTTCTCACCGCCCGGAAGAGTGGAGATTTCTGTTCCTCTACCACCTTCTCTACGAGGCAACCAAAAGTCTTCAAGCATGGACATATGCTTGCGGTCGTCTTTTAAGTCGCCAGTGTTTGCATCATAGACAAGTTTGTTTCTGTATCTTGCCATGATGTCTTTCATATGTTGTTCTGCTTTACCTGCAGGAAGGTTTCCGACGTCAATATAGAAAATACGACGCTCAGGTGCACGCGCGAGTCGATAGATGACAAGAGAGTCTTCCATCATTCTCAATTGATTGATTGGTTTTATTGATTTGTGAAGGAAAGAGACAACTCTTTTTCTGCTAGGATCTAGTAACCCAGAAGTCACATAAGAAATCGAATCAGGCGAAATTTTGATTCCTTGCCCGTTTGTTCCCTGCTTTTCTTGATAAATGTAAAATTCATTTACCTTTTCTACAATCTTTGCCCCAGTTTTAGCGTCTTTTTTATAATTTACTTCCTTTACCTTTCTAATTTTGGTAGCATCAATAGGACGAATCTCTTGAATACCTGCTTTCAGATTGGATTCATTTACTACCAAATGGTGGTAGATACGACCATCGATATACCAAGAACGGAAAATATCGTGTGCAAGTTCGCTGAAATTTAACATCGAGCAGATATTATTAAATTCTTCTACGATTATTTTCTTTATCTTATCAGAAGTTTCAACACCATCTAAGTCAATTTCTACTGGCGCTTCCATCTCAGAACCAGAAATTGCTTCGTTTACAATATCTTCGATTGCCGCATCAACTTCAGGATGCTCGGCAAGTCCACGATATTTTTTAATTAACTGAACATTATCTTTTGCGTCGTTGCCTTCCATGTCAATATACTGACCATAGTGGGCACCGCTGGCAGTAACATAACCCGCACCATCGTCATCCGTTTTTGGGACAATGGACGGCAGATTTTCTTTCTCCTTTTCGGATTTTGATACTCTTTTGATTTCAAATCCAAAAAGGGTTAAGGGACTGTTTGATTCTGCCATATTTTACTTTCCTAAAGTATCATAAAATAAGTGTGCGGGCAATTTTAGTTACCCGCACACTTTTACTTATAAACGATTTAACTCGTCGTGTCACTCTCCCAGTACTGAACCTGGAATTCGACAGTAAACTCTTCAAGAGTATCTACGGTCTCGTAGCTGAGATCGATTGATCCAACATTTGTCGGGAAACAACCACGGAAGTTGTATCTCTTCAAAATACTTTCGTCTCGATCCAATTGCTCGACAATCAAATCCGCTTGATAATCAACAGGGTTGGTGAAACCAGTATTAGCACTGTGTGCATTAATACCGTTCATCCAACGCTCCATTGCATTACGGACATTGAAGTCGGTGTCATTCAAAACGGTGACAGTCCACGTTTCAAAGGTGCGATCTCCAGCAATTTTCAGCTGGCGACCACGAAACGGGACTTCGACAACGTTCATGACAGAGGCAGGTAACTGTGCTGCTTTGCAAAGGAACGATGTAAGTTCTACATCACCCCCAGCGTAAGCAGGAAAATTGACCGTCGCCTTGAAGAGATTCGGGCGAGCACCGCCACCTCTCAACTTGGACTTAAAGTCATCTACGCCTAGAATTGCCATTGGTTCTGCTCCTTAACTTAAACAGTGCCAACAATTTCTTCAAACTCAACACCCGTTCTAACTGCGACAAAGTTAAGTGTCACAAAGTTAATCGAACGAGCAGGTTTGATGAAAATGCTAGCAACAAATTCGTTTCTATCAACGATTGCCGGAGTATTGTTTGTTTCGTCACAAACAACTCGGAAGTCAGTGATACCTCTACGACCCTGAATCTCACGAAGCAGAGGTTCAACCACGTTTACAAACTCAGCGCGAGTAAACTCGTCATTGAATTCAAACATGATATTTTTACCTGCCTGAGCAATCGAACGCTCAATCGCGAGGAAGAGGCGACGGACATTAATACGGTCAAATGCCGAAGGTCTGCCCTCAAAGGTCTTGTCGCCGAACAGGATCACGCCAGAACCAGGGATATTGGCGATCGGGTTGATCCCTGCCTTGTACAGCGTGTCTCTTTGGGTCTTATTGGGATTCGAGAGAATGTCAGTAACACCGAGGTAGTTACCACGTCTCTGTCCTGCCGGAGAGAACCAAGGTGCAGCAACAAGATCAGTTGCCGCCATCAACCCTGCGGTGCTAGAAGCAGCAGGAATATTGACGTAGTTATCGTTGTACTTATCAAACACCTTCAGGTAGTTATTGTCAACAACCAGATAGGAAGATGCCGTAAGTGCACTTGCAAACGTTGTTGCAGCAGTCACGGGAGCAGCATTGCCGACAATTGCTTGTCTGTTGGGAGAAGTCGTAACAACGCAGTCTTTACGTGCTTCAGCAACTGCAACCGCATAGTTGATCACCGTTGCCGCATCGGAGTCATCAGAGACCTGAGGGCAAATGAGGAAGTCAACCGTGACAGTTTCTGTGTCTTCAAACTTGTCTAATCCAGTTTGAACCTGACCAACTGTGAGATCGGAAGAAGCAGCGCCACCACCAAGATCAATCTTGGCGACAGAGTTTGTCCACGCGCTGGTGCCGATGCTATAATCGACATTGGAGTCTACAGTTGTCGTCTTACCCCAGTTCTGACCAATGTTCTCAAATGTAGAACCAAATGCAGAGTCATCACCGAAGTAACCGTTCCAGACGTACTGAGAACGAGCATTGATTACGTCAGAGATGTAGTTGGGCGAACCGTCCGGAGTAACCGCATTCTTTGCGACGGACAAGAAAGGAAAGGTCTCAAGAACCGTGTTCGGTGTCCCTGTGAAAGCACCCGTGCGGTCAATGACTGCAACGTGAACTTCGTCTTTGGAACCACCGCGAGCATTTGCCCAGGCACTTGTGCCAGGCGCAGCATCGAAGGAACCGGAATAAGACCAAGCACCAAAGTAATCAGCACCTGCAGAATCGTTGGCGGGGCAGAAGGAAACGCTCAGGGCATTCCCGAGATCACCAGGGTACTTAGCGACGAACGATCCGGTCTTAAGACCAGATTCACCAACAGCACCCTTGACGTTGGTTTCCCAATCGGTTAGGTTTTCGACAACTGCAGAGTCACCAGTAAGTTTGGTTGCCGCAGAGTGCGCGTTAATTCCTCCATTGTTACCACGAACAATAAACAAGGAATCGGAATATTTTAGAAAGTATGCAGCAGAGTGAAAATCCACTGAATTGTTTTCGTCAGGAGCAGCAAAAGCAGTCACCAGTCCAGACTCGTCTGCGACCAGCGTTCTATCATTTACCGGACCCCAACGAAAGTTTCCTACAAATGCTCCAGTAGAGGTGCTGACATTAGGTGCTACACCTGTCAGGTCGATCTCTCTAACTGTAACTGCAGGAGAAGCAGACGGTGAGAATAGTGCCATGACTGTTATCCTTTTCGTTTACAAATGATAAGTGAGGCATAATACGGTTATTTTCAATACATTTATTTATAATAATGCGTTTCTAGACTAAAATCCATAATCTTCTTCATTGATCCAATCAACAACATGCCTTTCTCTATTCTCGATCTCTTGGATGTATTGACTTCCATCATCTATAATTCCGAATGGAACAACGTCTCTTTCTATTTCATTCATTCTTTCTTCAAAAAGAACCTGCTTTAGGTTGATGTCAGTCATGTCCGAGAAAAACTGCGTCGAAGCAAAATATCCAAACATCACGAGATTCATCATCAAATCGTCATGATTTCCATCACTTGCTTCGTAGGATTGCCCTTTGGCAACAAAGGTAGAAATCTCAAGAATTGTATTTTCATCAACGATCTCTAGTTTGTTGTTTTCCAGTATGTCTTTGATTGCCGAGCAACCGAGACGTTTGGTCTTACGATTTATCTCGATGCCAAGAGCATTAGATTTCACGGAACTGGAGACATGAAGGTTTTCGTATTCCAAGTCATAATAAAGACCATTGCAAACTACCGAACCCTGATCATTTGCTTCAACAACAACATAAGCATTGCTGTAAAGATTCGCATACTTATAGATAATATTTGGAAAGAGTATTGGAGAGATAGAATTGTTACGATACACGGCAACTTGCCGAAAGGGAGTTGTGCTGATATCAATGACGTTAAACGTCGAAAAATCCTGTCCTCTTCCTTTAGAGACATCAACCGTTATAAGGTATTCATGACCTTTTTCAGGTTTTTTGTAAAGAAGTAGATCTCCTCCTTCAAGGATTTCTACGGGGTTCTTTGCCCTCAAAGAAAGCAGAGTCTCTGCATTAATGAGAGTGTCGCCTGTACCAAAGAAGGTATTCCCAAATTCTTGATCAAACTGAAGTTGCGATGTGTTCGCAATGGTTTGTCGTTTCCAATCCTCATCTCTCCCAGGAACGTCCCACCAGTTAACTTCAAACGGTTTGTACTCGTTTACTCCTTGGACTGCCCCTGTCCAAATCTTCTCAAACTGATTCCCGATACCGTTTGCGGTAGAGGTGATAATAACCTTTGTGTCTTTACCCGAAGAAATTACGGGGTAAGTAGAGGTATAGAACTCAGCGGCACGCTCCACGAATGCAAACTCGTCGAGGAACAAGAGGTTAACAGACATACCCCGGATACTACTACCACTAGTGGCAGCAGCAATAACCCTTGAATTATTGCTAAACTCAATAGACCCTTTATTGAGGGCTCTGCATCCGGGTTGAAGAAAGAAAGGAAGGTTTTCCAGAGCGAGTGTAACACGAGCAAGCATCTCCCTCGCAGTTGCGCCTTTATTCGCCAGAACCGCGATAGTTTTTTCAGGGTGAAAGATTGCATACCAGAGAAGGTATACAACAGAGGAAATAGATTTACCAGACTGACGGCAAGCAAGAACGATAGAGAAACGATTCTGATTGAAATGCTCAAACATTTTCTCTTGATAAGGATAAAGATTAAAGTTGACTAATCCTTTATCGAGAGATACGATTTTAACATAGTTCTTCGCAAAATATGCAGGATCATTCATGCACTTAGCGTATTCGCGAACCTTCTCCTCTGTCCACTCTTCTTGAACGCCATCACGTTTGACATTGATATTACCGAGATAACTATTCTTCTCTTGCAGACTCACCGCTAATCACCTTTTTTTCATTCTGTAGGAGTCTCTGAAGGTCGGTTGTAGAACCAATAAACAAGTTGTTGGTTGTGTTACCGAGTTGTTTAGCTTCTTCGGAGCGATTAATATCTTTGTTCTTTTTATTCAAATCCATGAGTTTGTCGTTGACATCTGATATATTTTTCATCATATTTGACAAGACCTCAAAAGCACGAGGGTGCTCTGATTCGCGTGCAACCTCGATCATAAGATCCATTGCTTCGCGTCCCTTTTCGATCAATTCGTAGTAAGTGTCACGAGAGTATTCGTAGTCACTTTTTACATTATCAGAACTGTCTATCATGGGGCAGCACTGTCCAAGTAAAGTATGTTAAATCCGAAATCACTATCAGGACTGACACCTGTTGGAGTCGGTTTGATATTTATATTTTCAATGAAAACGTCGCTATCTGCAAGTCCTGCTCCGACGTTGAAAATGTTGTTATTAACTTCGCGAATGATCTTCCCGTCTTTTTCTGGCCCATAGAACGAAATTTTCATTCCAAACGTAAGAGTATAAATGATTGTTCTTCTTTGTTCTAGGGCGGCGTCGTAAGTATCTTCAAATGTAATTCCATTTAAAGCGATCGGAACGTCTTCAGTAATTTCTGGATAATCAGAAAATGGTTTAACCGAAACGGTATACTGCGGGTTAAAGTATGGTAAAATTTGCTCAACAATCTGGAGAGCGTCGTCCTGAGATTTTGCGTATATGTTTAATTGGAATGAGATATCATAAGGAACTGAAGTATAAATTCTTCTTTTTTGAGTTACAGACCCGTCAATAGCACGAACAATGCTGTTTGTTTTAGGAAGTTGCCTTTGAGAGTCATACGACATATCTGTAATTTCAAACGACATACGAGGAAGTTTAATCGCAACTCTACGCTCTGCTTCCTCTCCCTTTGACATTTCAGTAAGACGTTCAATGAAATTTCTCTTTGGTGCGTATGAAAGAGGAACCTTCACCTGAGAGACAGTTTCTCCGGCAGAGTTGTTTCTTAACACATAAATGTTATTGAAAAGAGAACCAAACACAGAAACTGCAGTTCGGACCCTTTTATGATAAAACCAAGTTCCAAACATTATTGCATGTCTCCGAATGGGTTCGATTCGGTGAAGTCTAGGAAATCGCTCTCAAAGTCATCGAATACTGTATTCTGAGATTCTTTTTGAATTTCTTGCAACTCTTGTACGAGCGAAACCGCACTGACTGCACCTGATTCGCTACCAACAATTCTTTTCCCGGTAGTGAATGTATGATAATTTCCGTCTGTTGATCCGACATGAGCAAGTTGAAGAATTCTATCTGAATCTGACCAATCAGTAACTTCACCTTTTATTGTGTAAGAAGAATTGACTTGTGTGACTGTTTCGCCAATTACAAAATCGCTATCTTGGTAAGGTAAAGATAAAGTAACAGTCGGAGTTGTTAAATAAAATTCTCCGCTGTCTAGGATAGAAACACTAGAAACCGATCCGTCATCAGAATCAATGGATATGCTAAGAGAGACCGGACGACCATTTAAATGCAATAACGCAGCAGTATCAGAATCCGAATCAAATTCTGCTTCCGGAACATCAATCGAACTATCAAAAGAACCAGTGAATCGAGAGGAAAGAAGAGAAGATTTAGTTCCAACGGATGCTCTGAATTCGTCAATGTAACCATTCATAACAACCCATTGCTCGCTATCATATGTTCCAATAGCAGAGAATCCTATAGCATATCCTTCTCCAGTAAACAGATCAAGGTCTTCCGGATGCGTGCTATCAAATACTTTATCGCCGTCCAGATAGACATAATGATTCGTGCTATCAGCGCCAATCAGAAGATGATGCCAATTGTTAACCGTAAGATCTACGTCCGAATAGATTTTTGGTTCTTGATTAAGGTTATTAAACCGAGTCGAGATTAATTTTCCGTTTTCGTTCACACCATAAACAAATCTGAGTTGTTCGCCACTATCTTCGTTACTTCCGCCAGTAATCAATATACCTGCCTTTTGATTAGCAGAAGGAAGTTGATCCAAATAAACAAACATTTCAATTATGCCGTTATTCGACAACTGTTTATACGAGTTCTCTTTACCTCTTAGAAGGTTGACATTAAGAGAAGAGTTACCGAATTTTGAGAACCCCGAATCTGGGTCACTAATTGTAATTGTTGGTGGTGCGCTGTACCCGAATCCAGAATTATTGATAGAGGATGCTTGAACAGATCCTTGTTGATCTATTTCAAGAGTGATTTCTGCACGAGAAGACTCTGCTGAAGGAAGAGTGAGGGCATATTGATATGCACCTTCAAACTCAATTGCATCAATTTCCTCAATGTCTGTGTCGAAGTCTTCGTCGCTATATTCGAACAACTCACATTGCATTCTAAATGTTGGCAGTTGACTCAACTGATAGAAAGGAGTTTCGGTTTCTACTTTTCGGATCTCAAATATGGAGTTGGAAAGAGGAAGATAAATTAAATCGCCTTCTCTTGGTCTGAAATCTGCCTCTTCAAGTCTTGCGCCAATCAACTGCTTCCAGCGTCTTCTCGCAACAACAAACGATGCTTGATCTCTCAGCTCTACGCCAAATTTGGTAAAAAGGTCTCCTTCACCATCAAACCCTTCAATGTTTTCAATATACATTTCAATTTTATATGCATCAGTAAACCTTGACGGAATATCGTCAACAAAGATTCTGTCTTTGTTTATAATTTCACGAGGGAGATAATATACATCTTGCCCGTAAAATTGCAAAGATTCTATAACAAGATCTTCATAGAGATTTTGCTCTGAGCGAACTTTTTGTGAAATGTACGGGTTTGTTGCCACGAATTATCCTATAAAGAAAGTTGGACCAACGTCCTCTTCTTCCCTAAACTTAGTAAGAATTCTTTCAATGTCTTGGTTTGCGTCTTCTAGGATTTGTCGACCGCTGATGGTAACTCCACCGGGGAGTTGCATTCCTTCAAATTTAGACATGTTGATACCCCACTGCTTTTTGATAAGTGCAGCGGTATATTCTTTCAAGAACGAGTGATTCCAGAGAGAGTGATAGTCGCTAGAACCAGAAGATGGTGTCCGGATACCATAGACTTCATAAACCAAGTAATCACCCGAAGAAATTTTCTCGTCTGAGAGATAAAAATAGAGTCGGTTCTCTTGACGCGAGAATGTCATCTCTGGTGTTCCAGTTAGTTTCATATCAATCAAAGACAAATATTGCTGCATCTGCTCATAGTAAGCCATGTCGCCTGCAAAATTATTCAAATCCATCACATCATTCAACATCATTTGGTATTTAATGTCGAAGAAATTCGTTGTCTGAGAGACAGTATTAATAGGAAAAACTCTTACCACCGTAAGAACATCGGTGTTGCCGATATCGATATATCCATTCGAGATATCTGTTTGCGTTAATTCATGAGAAATATAGAACCTGCGAGAACCATCAGGGTGTTTTTCTCTAAACCACTGCAATGCTTCGTCAACACGATCTTCAACCTGTTCATCGTCAACATTTATCTCGATAACAGGACTGCCTAACGCACGTAGGCAATAGTCGATCAGTTCTTCTCTATTGTTTGGCGACGCCATTTATGCTTCCTAAGTCTTGTTTATATCCAATCTCAATTTAGTTTAACAAAGTACCACTAGCATTATAGACATTAATTCTATTTGCTGTAATTTGATTATTGATAGTTGTGGAGAATGCTGAGTCATTGTTAATTGCTGCAGCAATCTCGCCTAGAGTATTTAGTTGATCTGGAGCACCATTAATGAGATTTGTGATTGCAACGTTAATGTCACTATCCGCTCTTACTGTTGTATAATAAAGATTGCTACCTTCTGCGATATTATCTGTTGTGAGATTGGATACGTGAGAGGAATTAATTGCCCCATCCGCAATCATGCTAGACAAGATAGAGTTATCTGCGATAACTCTGTGAGTTATTTTCGTTAATGCCACTCTACCTACTCCAATTATTCAGCAGGTGGTTAAAAAATAAGGATTTCTCCTTACGAGTTTATTTAGTTAAGTTTTATTCTGGATTGTTTTTTATATTTTCGATTTCAGAGCGAAGCGAATCAATCTGTTTCTGTTGCATTTTGACTGCTTCAATTAAATATCCTACAAGATTTCCATATGCAACACTCTTAAATCCACTGTCATGAACAAGTTCTGGTGCTATTTTTTCTAACTCTTGTGCAATTACCCCGCTTCCTTTCTCTCCATCTTTTAAAAAGGAAACCCCTCGCATCTGTAAAACTTTAGATCCGTCAAGTGTTTCGATATTAGTCTTGAGTCGCTCGTCAGAAGAACCTGTGACAGTTCCTGTCATGGTCAAGTTTCCGACACCATTAATCGTGCCATTGTAAGATTTAAATCTATCTTCTGCATCGTGATACAGATTAGCAGCAGGAATAGCAGAGATTGTTGTTCCAGAGCCGCCGTTCCAACCAAGTCTAATTGAGTCTCCCCCGCTAATTTCCAAAAAACGAGCAAACAGTTTGTGATATCCAACGGTCAAGTAAATAGATGTTCTAGAACTATCGTTGAAAAACGCTGTCGCTCCATGTGCACCGTAGTCGTCTGCGACTCTAACTCCATCAATGTACATGTCTACGGAATCGTCTGCTTCTACACCAAACCTATAATCTCCTGCGGTAGTGATTAGGAGGTATCCATGAACTTCCGTTAAATAAGAATCTGCGGAAAGACTCAGTTGAGCACTATTATCCCAAGTTCCCGAAGTCCTAAAAGAAGTTATGTCGTCTCTTTCAACGGTATCAAATTCAATTTCGCTAAGAGGATGTATCGTTTCAGCGTGATTATATGCAAAATAAGCAAGTCCTGTTTCTAGCGGAACGCCATCTTCATTTTCTCTTGGATAAACAATACCAGCATTAGTAGAATCTCTTTGCTCTATAATACCATCTGTTATTTGTAAATCGCCAACACTAACTTGTGCCCCGGTACTTGTTGTCCTAAATTTTACTTGAGCACCGCTGTAAAGCTCCACTTGAGTATCAGAAGCAGTAAACCAAGGATTGTTACTTTGGTTTTTAAAAATAACACTATTGCCGCTGATTAAGTTTAAAAATGCAGAACCAAGGTCCATGGTGAAGGATGCTCCTGATCCTCCCCGAGTGATCCCTGTTGTTGTTAGAACTCCTCCACTAATATCTCCGGTAACGAGAAAATCCCCGTTCGTATCAATATACCCAACGTTTGTGGATCCTGCATTCCATTCCATAATATTAATATTTGTTGTTGTAACCATAGTATTATCAACAACAACGCGACTTTGTAATCGAATGTAATCCGAACTTCCGGTTCCGTCGTTCTCTGATCCGATAACTAGAACACCTTCTTCTGATACTCCTGCATAATTAGGAAAATATGAAATATAAGCAAAGTCAGAAGGAGAATTAACGCCGGATTTAAAGTAAATAGTAACCGGAGATGCATCTGCACCACTATGCAATTCAAGAGAAACGTTGTCTAAAGCACTTTCTACTTTCGGAGCACCACCAATTCCATTAACATATGCTTTCGATCCGCCAGAATCTGTATCCTTTCCGGTTATGATGAGTGCGCCCCCACTGGTGATACGCATGTGTTCGGTGTTATTATACCTGAATCGGAGCGCGTCTTGAATATATCCAATGTCGAAATAATTACCAAGCGCGTCAGACACACCTGTTTCGGCTAAGCGTATCCGCGCATCGTTAGAGGCAGTAGATGTTTCGGTGTCACGTATGGTTAAAATAGGATTTGCGGCACGAAGCTCCATTAAAGTATCGGGACTCGTCGTCCCAATCCCCGCACCACTGGCCAGAACAATGTTCTTATCATCAACTTCAACGGTTGTACTATTAATCGTAGTAGTCGTGCCGTCAACCTGTAAATTACCTGCGATTACAAGTGTTCCGGTATCATCACCATGAGTTGCCGGATCAATCGTAAAGGTACTTGGTCCGCGAATATATCCAGTAGTTGTGATATTACCAGTACTGATATTCCCGGTCAGATAATCTGCAATGTCACTATCCGCTCTTACTGTTGTGTAGTAGAGATTGCTACCTTCTGTCAGATCATCAGTTGTCTTTGTTGTCAGTCTTACATCAAAATCTGAATCTGCTCTTACTGTAGTATAATAAAGGTTTGAACCCTCTGTCAAGTCTGCTGTGGTCTTAAGAGAAAAATCACTATCAAAATTCGGACCTGCATAGGTAAACACACCTGTGGCAGAACTGTAGGTGAGCGAACCATCTCCGCTTGTTGCAGCAGAGAATGAAGTTCTTACATCCGAATCAAGAGTCTTCTCTGACTTGATGGTGCCATCTGCATTGAGAAGCTCAGAGAGAAATCTTGCTTTTGATTCTGCCATTTAAATTTTCCTTCGAGTACAATTTTCTTATTAAGAATCGTTATTAGTTAAACCTAAAGTTTCGTCTTTTGCTCTTGGAGGTTTAACAGGTTCAACAATAACCTTTCCGTTCTCATCGGTCCAATCAGTATCATACATATGTTGATCTTGACGCTCGCCAACCACCATCCAACTAATGGTATCGATACAAGCAGGATCTTGTGCTTCAATCGTTAAGATATTCCCTTCTACCTTACCGCGAACCGCAGTCCATCCTGTTTCGTTGCTAGTGAAACACTGAATGTCTCTATTCAGTAGTACAAAAGTTCCTTCTGTCATTCCAGAAACTTCATCAATATTTACAGAAGCAGTCCCGTCAACAAGATCAACTCTACCTCTGTAGATATTATCTGCTTGAGGTCCCTCTACAAACGAGTGGACAAGATTATGAGTTTCATTTAATTCTGGTAAGGGGTGCGCAATCTTGAAAGATCCTGAACCTTTAGACAAAGAACCAGTTATAGTGACGCTTCCCGAAAATGTAGATTGACCAAGTCTATTGATGATTAAAATGTCTGTATTTGATCCAGCATTAGTATTACCACCAATTGCTAAATACCCATCACCTCCTTCTGCAGTGCTTCCATTATACTCGATAAACATATTAGCACCAGTATAAGTAGCACCGTGTTGATCTCCCTCCCAAAAATTAATTCTAGAAGATGGATCGAAGTTACCTTTATTCAATGCATTAAAGTGCAACATTGAAGGTTGCGAAGAACTTTCGTTATCTATAGTTACGTCGCCTTTGACGTGCAATTCATGGTCTGGGCTACTCGTTCCAATCCCGACTCTGCCGCTGGAGGTGATGCGCATATACTCAGTTGTATCGGCTTGGTTGGCAAACTTAAACGAGTCTGCAAAATGCAAACCAAAGTCGTTATTAGCACCTATTCTATAAGTGCCATCGTCGTTGCTTAAAGTAAGCGCAGCTTCATTTGTAGATGCTTCGTTTACATGTATCCGTGTACTAGGCGAAGCAGTGCCGATACCCACCTTGCCCTGTACAAAAGTTGCAAAAACACCATTTGCGTCAGAAACCTCTAAACTTCTTCTACCAATATTATCTTCGTTATGATGTATTAATACACCATGGGTAGTAGTAGAAGTAGCAGAACGCAATTCAACAGAATGCGCATTACCAAAACTACCTGTAGCAGAAGTAGAGAAATTGCGCAATTGCAACATTGGTTGGCCAGAATTTTCATCTGTTATACTAAGTTTAGCCGCAGGCGAACTCGTCCCAATCCCGACGTTACCGCTGAGGTCGATGCGCATACGTTCGTTCTTTTCAAACAAACCCTCTACATCATCAACGCGAAATGATAAAGAGTTCCACGCTGCTAAAGTTAATTCGTTATTTTCAGTTGTACCGTTGTGGGCATATCCAATTCCGCCAGCCGTTTCAGTATTATCTGTGAACCGAATACCTGTATAAGACGTGTTAGGAACTCTTGTTTCGATAAACGCATTAGCATTATTTTCAATAAAGAACAAACTATTTGAGTCAACTGTTCCTGTTTCTCCGCTACTTCCGCC